TGGGGCTTGGCCTATGTCCTGTACAAAGAAGCCCTGAATATTGGCCTGCCCTTGTACCTGGAAGATTACGTCAGCACGGGACAGAAAGACATTATTGGAACCCTGATAACTGATCAGTTGGCCGTGATGTGGGAAGAAACCAAGGCCCCTGAAGAATTCGACATTGTGAATATTCGTCTCCGGGGCCGCCCCATGCATATCGGGGTTTATTTGGGCAAAAACAGGTTTATTCACGCCCTTGAAAACTCAGGGACGGTAATTGAGCGGGTTGATTCCATAATGTGGGAAAACAGGATAGAGGGATTTTTTAAATATGTCGGTTAGAATCACAGCTTGTGCCAATCCTTTTTCAATGCAACGGACAGAAACTGTTGTGGCTGAAGGGATAACCATCGCAGAAGCTTTGGCTACATATGGTTTCCCTTCCTGGGTTAACTGCGGGGTATGCCTAAACGGGGCTATTATCCGGGGCAGCGGGTATCATAAAGTTTTATTTGCCGGGGATCGATTAACCATTAACGCCATGCCCGCTGGTGGCGGTGGAAGTAGCAAGAATCCATTAAGAACTCTTTTGACAATAGCGGTGGTAGCTGTTGCTGCGTATACTGGGCAGGTGTGGGCGGCAAGTCTTGCGAAGGCTGGGTATGGGGCGGGTATCGTAGGTCTTGCCCAGGGGGCAGCAACAGCCGTTGTTGGTGCCGTCGGCATGCTGGCTGTAAACGCCATAGCCCCCCCTGTTACCGCATCTATCGCATCGGCTACCCAGTATTCTTACAAGGATAGCCCCACATATGGCATCGGAGCCGCCACCAATCAAATAAATCCATATGGCCCGGTTCCGATTTTGCTCGGAAAATATCGGATTACTCCGCCTTACGGCGCACGACCATTTACAGAATCGTCCGGTAATGATCAATATGTTAACATGCTGTTTTGTGAAGGTCACGGTCCCATTGTCAAGACAAATTTAAGGCTGGGCGAAACCGCCCTGGAAGATTTTGACGACGTTACCACCGAAATAAAAGACGGCAGTGATTCATCTCAGGTATCGCTTTTCCCCAGCGATGTTTACCAGGATGATTTGTCTATTCAATTGACATACGCGAACGGGTGGCAACAGAGGACCACTCAGCCCAATGTGACCAGAATTCTTTTGGATTTCACTTTTCCGAACGGTATCGTAGAAATATTGGACAGTGGAAAAAGAATAACAAATTCAGTTACGTTTCAGGTGCAGTCAAAATTAACATCTGCCTCTGCTTGGACGAACCACGGTACTTTTACAAAAACGGGCGCCACCACTTCTACGATCCGGCACACCTTCCCCATAAATGTGGCAATCGGTCAATACGATGTTCGTGTTGTTCGGGTTACTGGAGACCCCACAAGTAGTCAGGTCATAAACGCGTCTTATTGGACAGCTATCCGGTCGTACCAGCCTGGTTGGCCCATAACCGAGCCATTAACAAGCAAAACAGCGGTCAGGATTAAAGCCACTGAGCAACTCAACGGCACCCCAGATAATTTCAACTGTATTGGGTCTTTGAAGTGTTTGGATTACACACCGAGCTCAGGGACATGGGTTGTCAGAGAAACAACAAATCCAGCCTCCCTTTATCGATATGTTCTCCAAGGTCCTGGAAACAAACGCCCTAAAACAGATTCTCAAATAAATTTAACCAATTTGGCCGAATTCTGGGAACATTGCAATGACAACGGTTTTGAATTCAGCCATTACGTGGATTATCGGTCAGACATAGAAACTATTTTAGATATGATAGCCGCTTCTGGTAGAGCCGCAAGGGGATACGTGGACGGCAAGATTGGGGTCATCATGGACCGGCCCCAAACAAGTTATGCCCAGACATTTACTCCCCGGAACTCCTGGGGCTATAAATATGAAAAGCTGTTCACTGATTTACCCCATGCCTTTCGAGTAAAATTCCGCAACAGGGACAAGGATTACCGTGAAGATGAGATCATGGTCTATGACGATGGGTATTCCTCTGCTAATGCGACAAAATTTGAAGAGCTATCTCTTTCAGGGGTCATCTCTTCTGATTTGGCGTGGAAGCACGGAAGATACCATATTGCCGTTGCTCGGTTAAGACCGGAGCGTCATACTTTTTCCGCTGATTTTGAACACCTGGTATGCACTCGCGGGGATTTAATCGCTTTTCAAAATGACGTGATTGCCGTTGGTATGGGTTCTTCTCGGGTTAAATCTTACGAATTTGACTTACTTGAAGAAAATATTGTATCGATTACGGTTGATGCCGAGTGCATAATGACAGCCGGAAATGTATATAGTATCAAGGTTGCTAAGTTTGACGGCACATCTGTAACAATACCCCTGGAAACAATTGAAGGAGCTCATACTGTTTTAACCGTCGAAGGTGATTGGCCCAATCTTTCGGCATACATTCCTGATGCGGGGGCCTTGGCTATGTTTGGGGAAAGGGAAGAGATTTTTATCGAGTTGATTGTTAAGGACATCAATCCGATCAGCGACTTGTCGGCTGAATTGGTCTGTATTCCACACGCCCCGGAAATACACGAAGCCGATCAAGGGACAATTCCCCCATTTGAATCTCATCTTTCCGATGAGCAGCAGTTGTCTCCGCCAGTGATAAAGACGATTAGAACCGGAGTGGATCTGGTTGTTATAAAAAGCGACGGGTATATTCCCAGGGCTGAAATATTGCTTAAACAAGCTTCTACTTTTTCGTCTGGTGTATCTATAGACGTTTTGTATAGGATTTCTGGTACAGACGATTGGGTAAAACCGGTCGTAGAGGATGTCACTGGTTCCAGCGTGATTGTTTCAGGCATTTCTGAGGGGTACTATTATGATTTTAGGGTGAGATTTAATCATCCGTCTACGATTCCCTCTTCATGGGCTTATTCATACGCGGTTTTGATCGTGGGGGTGACTGCCCCTCCTTCGGATGTAAGCGGATTTTCAATTAATATTTTGGATGCCGCGGCGCATTTATCATGGGATACTCCGATAGACAGAGATATTTCTCATTTTGTTCTGAGATACTCAACTAAAGTGTCGTCTGCGAATTGGGCTTCATCTTCTATTTTATTGCAAAAAATTCCAGGTAATTCCACTTCTGTTACGGTCCCGGCAATGAAAGGCACCTATTTAATAAAAGCCGTGGATATTGCTGGCAATGAAAGCGTAAACGCGGCCCTTATAGTTACAGAGATTGCAACCCTGTTAAACATGAATGTTATTGAGATTATCACGGAAGATCCGAGTTTCAGCGGAGTTAAAGATCAGGTTGAGGTTGATGGTCTGGGGTATTTAACCCTGTTGGGTTCCGATGTTTTTGATAGAGCAGATTGGTTCGAGGTCGATAATTTTTTTACTGGAAGCTCCGGGGATTCCGGAACCTATTATTTTGATTCCGGGATTGACCTTGGCGGGGTGTATACATCCAGAATCACGCCCACGATGGTCCTTACCGGGCTTTCCACATTAGAAGATGTTTTTGCCCGTGAAGATTGGTTTGAGGCTCTGGATTTCTTCGGGGAGGTCTCCGGAAAATATGAAGCGAATTTATATATTAGATCAACAAATGACGAACCGGCAGACTCCGGCGCTGTTTGGACTGATTGGCAAAGATTTATCATAGGGGATTACCCTGGAAGAGGTCACGAGTTTAAGGTAGTGTTGATTTCACATGAAGCAGGCATCGCTCCAGGTATAGGCGAATTGAGCATCGAAATAGACATGCCTGACCGGGTAATAGCAGAAGACGATATCACAGTTACTACAGCCGGGCACGCAGTAACTTTTTCCCCGGTATTCAAAGCTTTGAAGGGGGTTGCTGTTTCGGGCCAGGACATGGCTACCGGCGATTATTACAGGATAACATCAAAATCAGAAACAGGATTTACTTTAACTTTTTACAATAGTTCCAATGCAGCAATTGAGAGAACCGCTGACTACGTGGCTATTGGATATGGAGGATTGCAATGAGTCAGGCAACAACTTGGAGCGTACCCTTAGTTTCCCCGGCGTCTCCCACAACTATGGCCACAAGGATGGATGAGAGCTTAAACGCTTTGCTTTCTGGCCACAAGGGGAGTTCGCGGCCAGCTTATGCGGTGGCTGGCATGGTATGGGTAGACGATACTGCCACGCCCTGGATTGTGAATGTTTGGACCGAATCGGTGGATATCCCCATTGGGGAAATAAACGCGACTACTGAAGAATTCTTTCCGTATACCGGAGCTGGACTGGCGGTAACGGAAGGCAGGATGATAGGAGAACCGTTCGCCCTATTCGACAATATAACTGGTGTTTCTGCCCCTGATAATTCAGGTACGCGAAAATTCATTAAACTGACCGCTGGTTTAACTGGTTCAGGGGCATACAATGAAGGTCTACTAACGAACGAATCCGTCACCGGGACGGCGCCTCTTGTTGAGGCAACCGCCGAAATAGCAACAGGTCCCCTCGCCGGTCAGACTGTCCACCTCATGAATTCAGAAGGATCGTTTTTAAGGGCCGGTACAAATGCAGGAGTGTTACAACAAGACCAGATCCAAGGCCATTGGCACAACCAGCATGAACTCACTGGATCAACCATTGACTTTATAGGTGGGTCATCCGCTGACTATGGTTTAAACACCTTAGCAACTGGAACCGCGATAGCCTCGGTTCATGAGGCCAGGTCGGATGGCACTAACGGAACGGTGAGACTTGGCACTGAAACCAGATCAAAGAACGTGTCAGCAACCTTTTATATGAGGATAGTATAATGCCATACATAAAAGAAGATAAGATAAGCACTGAGCCGTTTTCAGGCGGCATTGAAATCACCGAATCAGAATATCAGCAGGCTTTAGAAGCTAAGTTGAACGGCCAAGAAGTCAAGGTCCAATCGGGGGTCTTGAAAATTCTGAGTTCTGAGAAAAAATCAATATGGTCAACCTCTGATAAATCCAAAAAGCAAATTTCAGTTGATGCTGATATCCCAGACGGTTACTCCGATATTGAACCAGGGAAGTTTGACGAATGGACTGATGGCCAATGGGTTATAAATTCAGAGGCCCATAAAAAATCCCTCAAAGTTCAATACTGGCGAGAGTATCTTGACTATCTGGACCTTGGATTTGAGTTCAGAGGGGTTCTCTATCAATGCTCACCTGATGATATTGATGATTGGGAGAAACTTAAAATATACATTGAGGCTCTTCCTGGAGAAACAGTAACGCAGCTTAGGGGCGCTGACAACAGTATGAATGACATCACTATTGCTGATTTTTTGGCATTTTTTGTTCCGGCTTTGGGCCAGCACGTCATGGCAGCGCGGCGGATTTATTGGGCCAGGGTGGATGCGGTAGTTTAATGGGTATAAATGCGGGAACTTAAAATTAACTTAATAAGGACTAAAAAGTAATGACAATAATCGACGATATACTGGCACTTGACCAGAAAGAAAAAGATTATTTTGCTTTGAACGGCAGGTATGTTCAATGTCTTCAAACGCCAGAAACTATACCCCTTGCTGGAAGTGAAACGGTTTTTATAAAGCTCCGGAAACCAGGAGATGAAGTGGATGAGATTGAGTTCATTCCCGCCGCAAAAGACTACGCATTCGCGGTTGATGTGTGGTCTATGAAAGAAGGGACTAACACAACAACAGGCTTTATTATCAAGGCCAAACGCGACCTTAGTAACGGAATAATTGAAACAGTAACCAAAGGAGAATCATTATGAAAAAAATTGTTTTATTGGTCGTTGGGTTGTTTATTTTTTGTACCTCAGCATGGGCAGACATTACTGCTCATCCGAATTATCAGAGTATCAGATCCAGAAAAAACATCATCGTAGGCTTAATTAAAGGTCAACAGGCTGTGTATTTTGCCCAACACGGGCGATACTTCCAAGGGCTTTTAATTCCCTCTCAAGTAGCATGCAATGGATCTACAGAAGTAGGAGTTGATTATGGTTCTCATCCAGACGACCAGTCAGATTCGTGGGGTACTTGGTTGCCCGATGTTTTTAATGATGATTTTCGCACAATTTTTAACGTCCGAGTAAATGTCATTCAACGGTTAGAAGAGCACGGCTATGAAATTTTGTTCTCTTTGGTAAAAGAAGGCCTTGGCCCAGACCCTTACGGGCAAGATGGGGATTTGTGGAAATATAGATATGTTTATGGACCTCTTCACGGCAGCGGGGGCATAACTGACGACTGGTACATTGAACCCCCGGAGGTAGAGCCTTAATGGCTAACGATTTTACAGGAGATCCCAATTGCGTCGCTCTATGGCGTTTTGAGCCAACCAACTTGCTGGCTGATTCTATTGGTACGAACGATATATCTGATAACAACACGATTGCCTCAAACACTACTGATCATATAGAGGGGGCAGGCTGTGCAGATTTTGAGCAGCTTAACGATGAGTACGGTGATATTCTTGATGCCGATCTGTCAGCAGGCTTCCCTTTTAAGAGTGGAGACACAAATAAAAAAATAACCGTGTGTGGCAGGCTTAAATTTGAAACAGCCAATACCACTCAGTACATATTATGTAAAGGAGAGAATGGCACAAACAAACGAAGCTTTGCTATATACAATAATAACAATAAGTTGGGTGTTCTGTTGGGTTACAGTGGAGGAGCTTCTTTTGAAAGTGTTTACTTAACTTCAGCGGTATTAGTCGGGCGGTTTTACAGCTATGGAGCGACATATGATGACTCAGACAAAAGCTACCGGTTACGCGTTTGGGATCATACAGCCGATGCTTTATTACAAGAAATAACCGGAAATTTCACAAATAATGTCAATATAGAAGACGGTAGCCTATTCATTGGGTCTCGGGATGGTGGGTCGGTCTCCTTTGATGGGTTGATGGATGAGACAGTTGTTTTTAATGATATCAAAACCGCCGATAAAATAGATCAGATCAGGGCTGGTACTTATGCACCAGGCGGTTCAGCTTTATCGCCTATAGAAGGTAATTTGGCCGCTGCGGTCGATATGTCATCAACCATGATGGGCAAGATAGGATCAGGCGGCCAGGTCAATACAACCGCCGGACAGTCTATCATGGCCCAAGCTGGCCAAGAAGGTAAGCAGGGTTCAGTTGACTCAGCTTTTGAAGCATTCCTTTCTATCCTGGCCGGAAAACTCGGCAATCAGGGTGCTATTGATTCCACTGTATCTTTAACCGGGCTCCTGTTCGGCAGCACGGGAGAAGTCCAACCGCTTTTTGAGGGAACATTGTCCGGGGCCGCCGGCGTAATGGCTGCCGAATTATCTGGGCAAACCGGTATCAGCGGAGAGCTTTTATCTCAAATTTTAACAGGGGCCTCTTTGGCCGGGCAGCTTGGCGGATCAGGATCATATACTGTTCAGCTTGCAGGGATTTCAGCTCTCCTTGACGGTCTGCTTGGAGTATCAGGTGAGATTTCTACGAGCATTTCAGCCGGTGCGGACATGGCTGGCAAACTGGGAATCTCTGCCGAGCTGGTTGCCTCTTTAAGTGATTTCGGCTTGCAGCTTATCGAAATATCCAGATCAGAGCGGATTTATCAAATTATTATATCAACTAAAACCGGCCGGGCGGTCTTCTTGGCGCCCAAAACCGGGACAATAAATATATCAACAACATCATAAAGAGGATTTTATCATGACGCTTGGCATTAAAGTAGAGATTCGAAACGGGTTTTTGGATGACATCAAAGCGGCAATCGATGCTGGATCAGGGGCCGGGAAACTTAAACTTTACACCGCCACCAGACCGGCCACTGGTGCTGCGATTACAACCCAAACGCTTCTGGGAACAGTTGTTTGCTCCGATCCGTGCGCCCCGGCTGCCGATGCCGGGGTTCTAACTTTTTCGGCTTTTACGGATGATGAAGATGCCGATGCTTCCGGGGATGCCACATGGGCCAGGTTAACAGATTCATCTGACAATTTTGTAGCCGATGCCAGCGTGGGGATATCCGGCTCAGGGGCTGATATAATCCTCAATTCAGTTTCAATTGCGGCCGGTGGAATTATTAGAATCACATCCGGTACGCTGACTGCCGGGAACGCGTAGTCATGGCTGATATTGTTGGGGAGGGGAAATCCTCTTCGCATCCATATTCTCTGTTGGATGCCGATGGAGTTACTGTAGAATCCGTAGAAGCACTAAAATACAAAGTTTCAGATGGCGTTACTGACCTGGTGCCCTGGACAAATCTGCCACTGACCGGGATCGGAACAATAGAAGTTCCTGGCCCGGTTAATCGGATCAGTTCGGCCAAGCTGAATAAACGATATCTCACCATTTTTGCAGTTCATGATGGCGGGAGGCATTTGCCGGAGGAGATCGTTTATTTAATCAATCCACTGGTGGGGATTGACCATGATACTGTGCCGACAACATGATAAGGGTTAAGCTTTCTAATCTTTTTTTTGGCATTTCCAGTCTGTTCAAGGCCCTGGGAACTTTAATCCGGACAAAAGATAAAACCATCCTGGTAGCAATCCTACCACTTCCAGGATGGTTTATCCTGGATGAATGTATTATCCACCAAACGCCATTGGAAAGCAAAAAGCTGATTGGTTTTGATTGGCATTACTGGCCCATGCCGAACGATTGGATAAAGGAAATGCAGGAACTGAAAAAAAGCCAAGTTGAAAAGGGGATTAACCGTAATGGATTTTGAGCGGATTGTAATGATTGTTGTGGGCGGAGCGGTAGGGTTGATGTTCGGTCTTATTGGAAAGGCGCTGTGGGATCACCAGAAGGTCGGAAGAGTTGAGAGAAGAGCCGTTTACACCCTGGAAACGGATTGTGAAAAAAGGCGCTCTGATTGCTGTGTTCCTATTTTAAAAAAAGATATCGCTCAAATGGATACCCGGCTTAAAGAAACAGAAAAACAATTAGGACAGGGCAGAAGCGATTTTAAAATTATTATCGAAGACATCTCCTTGGTTAAACAGTCTCTCGCAGGCATGCCCAACCACGCTGAGTTTGAAGGAATGAAAAGGGATTTGGCTGCGGTCAGTAAAAGCTTGTCCGGCATTGAGGCGGTTATAAAATACGTTTTAGATGACAAAAAGAGGGGTGAATGATGGCGGATTTTAAACCATGTTTTGAAAAAGTAATGGCGCTGGAAGGTGGCTATAAGATTACCAATGATCTGGTGGACCGGGGAGGTATGACCTATGCCGGGATATCCAGGACAAGGCACCCTGCCTGGCCTGGATGGGCCAAGATCGACCGCAAAGAATTTGATGATGAATTAAACGGTATGGTCGAGGTCTTTTACAAAATAGAATTCTGGGACAAGTTCCAGGGAGATGTGATCGGTTCCCAGAGCGTGGCCTATAACCTATATGAATTCGGCATCAATGCTGGCATCCAGATGTCCATTAAACTTTGTCAGAAAATCATTGGTGTCGCTGTAGACGGAATTTTCGGGCCGGCATCCATGAAGGCCTTGAATAAATTTGCGGCCGGAGAAAAGGACGAAAAGATTTTTGTTTTGTCTTTCAGTCTTTTAAAGGTGCTGCGGTATAACCATATCACCCTTAATGATCCCAGGAGGGAGCATGATCTGCTCGTATCCAACCAGAAATTTATTTGTGGTTGGCTGAATCGTGTTGCGGCTGGCCTGGAACATTGGGGTCTCAGGTATCCGTAGGGGGCATGGAATGTTCAGGGCCTGTCCGACTTGCCAAGGCTGGGGCATACCTATTGGGGCAATGGTTTTGCGGGTTGAGGCCTGCCCCAGGTGCAGGGGGTCAAAAATAATTAATGAATACACTGGGCTCCCCGGATGGATGGACGATTTATCAGAATTAACAGAAGATTATCAAAAAGAAAGAGGTGAAAATGTCCTTTGATTGGAAAAAAACACTCGGGACTGTGGCACCCGGTATTGCCACAATGTTGGGCGGGCCCCTGGCCGGTACAGCCACAAACGCGCTTATGTCTTTTTTTGGTATTGACGCTGGGGCCGTAGATGTAGACGATCAAATTCAACAGGCCGTTCAAGCCATGACGCCTGCTCAGATGATCGAGCTTAAAAGGGTGGAAAACGAGCTGCTTGTCCAGCTCAAAAAGGCAGACATTGACATTTTCTCCGCAGAGGTATCAGACCGGGTTTCTGCCAGGGAGCAACATAAAATTTCATGGACTCCGTCTATCTTGACATATCTTCTTATCCTTTGCGCCGGAATCATCGTCTATTTTGTCATGACGAATAGCCTTGAAGGAGTGCAAAACGCGGATAAGGGCCTGGTGGGAACCGTAATCGGTTACGTTTTCAGCGAACTGAAACAGGCCACTGGATACTGGCTCGGGTCCAGCTTTGGAAGTTCTCAAAAGAACTATACTATTCAAGGTGCATTGAAAAATCAAGGTCCGGTTTAAGCCGTCAAACAGGGTGATAGCCTCCCGGATCGGAGGCGGATCACCCTGGCTGGTTACTTTTTAAATCCTGATACTTTTCGAGCAACTCCTGAAGTAATGGTTCGATAACCTTCTCTTTAATAAATTCCTCAACATATTTTCGATATTCTTCCGGACAGTGTTTTTTAACCCAATCGGCGATACCCTCTTCAAAAGCGTCATGGATTTGCTGGTCTGGATTTTTTTGCAATTTGTTATTCCTTTTTATATTGGCACGTCGGATTCGAACCGAATCACCGCCAGCCAAACCCGGATGCTATAGGCAGTGACATTTCCGGCTAATGGAGAGTACACCTTTCCCATTTAGTTGCCATAATGAGCCCAATCTCTCTACGTGCCAATTTTTAATAATATAAGTCAATCCATATCTAAAATCAATTGGATAAAGCTGGTTGGGTTAAATTCTTAAATGTGCTGTGCATGTGCTGACCTATCATTTCATAGCCAATATTGACAAGGCTTTTCGGGCGTGACTGCGGGTTCAACTCCCGCCGCTGAAAA